ACACAAAGTCCCCTTGCCAAAATACGACTATACAACTTTCATAAAGACCCCACACTAAACAAGAACCCGCTCTGTTCTCCTTAACTATTGTCACAAGGAAATCAACTAGAAGAAACAAAACTAAAACCAAAAAAACGAGAAACAAAAATACAAAAGCAAAAACAAGAAACAAAAACAAAAAACAAGATCAAAAACAATAACCACAACCAACAAGCAAAGTAAAACAGTAAAACAGATCATTCAATAACGTTTCAGTTACATTATGTCTAATCAAACCAACATGACAGATGTCACTTCTGACTATCTTAACTTACCAAGAGAGTTACAAAGTATTGTAGAGAACAACATTCTCGAGGCTGCTGGTGAAGAATTTCTTCAGTCTATCAAATTGGCTTCTGAACTCAGGAGAGATCTGGAGTCTAGCACACAGCCTGATGATGACAGGAGAAATCTTCGCCTCATCAGAGGAAGATTGGGAATGAGCTTGCTAACTTCATCTCTAGAATGCCCTGACGACAGTTTCATCAGTAGCATGGGGATAGGGTACTGTTATCTCAACTCTATAACTCAAGAATTTCGGATCAAAGCTTTGAAAACCCACTATGTGTGGCCAACCCTACAGGAACTGTTTTCTAGGTGGGAAACACATATGGTTAGTGGATTTCGACTCTACAAGACTGTTCTCAGTGGAAAGCTCACAGTTCTTCACCTCTCATACTCAGCTGTGAAAGGAGTGGAATTCGTGCCCATTGAAATGCAAAACCAATGCAATTATTGTCATGCAGTTTCTAAAAGTTACACTTGGCTTCGTTATCCAAAACTGACTCATGATGTCAACTGTAAACACACTGTTAAGGACCTTATCAGCACTCCTTTGGACAGCATGTACTTAGAGCTTAAGGTGGGCGGTTTGTTCAGCAGATTAAGATCCCCTTCTCAGTCCACTCCAACTACCAGTAGGAAGAGATCTAAGTCCATAACTGATTCAAAGAATCATGAGGATCGACAGGTCATCAAATTTGACAGATCAGTCAAGGGAGAGGGCAAAGAACCTGATATGTCACGAGACTTATATTCTGTTCCCAAGCCCACAGAGATCGAAACCATGTCAGATCATTTGAATAATCACAAATCAGGGGACACTTTTCCTTATGTTTCAGTTGTGGGGACTGAAGATGAGACTAAGGATGGTCGTCTGTCAAGACTGAGGGCATTTCGGTCTTCTTATGGGAAAGAGAACAAGCCAGAGATGAGGATCAACGGAGTCATTCTTGACGAATTGGAAGGTACAATAAAAGTGAGCAACATTGGGGATTATGTCAACAAGGAAAACCTGAACAAACAACAAAGATCAGAGAACAAAAGGTTTAGGCCCCTTAATGAAGCATCTTTTAAGAAGCCTTATCTTCAGATTGCTCGGATAACCGGAGAGTATGTACCCCTAATGTCTAGCACATCGGATTATACTGAGCTTTATTTCACTCTCGAAGATGGTAGGCTATTGGATAATCAGGTAATCATTCAGTCAAACAAGCTCCCTACAAATCAGAATGGGGTGTTTGAGTTGTCTTGTGACTATTGTATAAATTTGTCAGACATTAATCAGCTGAGTCTTAAATACTTTTTATCTAGGCCAATCATGAAAGAGGGTTTCCAGTGGGGTGCAGTGTCTTTGACCATTAGAGTGTCTGAATCCGATACTCCCTACCTCACACCTAAAGTGGAAGCAATGGCAATTGTTAGAATACCCTTTTCTACTCTTGAAGAACAGTCCAAAGATCCTGATCATGCAGATGTAGTTTTCACAGCCAAGCAAGTTGACAAATTCAAAGAGCTGTATCGTGCTGGAGATGTCATGGACATTGACGAGGCAAAGAGGGAAAGATCCACAATAAACTCTTACTCCAAGTCAACTATCCGAGGTGTTGTCAAAGGAGAGGCTGGTCCATCTCATTTAGGAAATCAAAGTGGATGGGAACACTTGAAGGGAATGGTGAAGCCTAGGGTTGAAGAGGGACAAGCATCTATCAGTGTTGCATCTGGATCTGAAGAAGTTGATATAGATGTGCCATCTACTACAAGGGAAGAATATGAGAAGCAGCAAGAATTGCTTAGACAACAATTTCAGCAGACATTCTCAGACACCACTGAAGAGATTCCTAGAAGTGAACTTAACAGGTCTTCTTCTCCTATCAATTCTGACCCACTGTCAAGCGTTGAGGAATCATCACCTCCTAGATCTCCTATCAAATCTGCTATGAAGAAACCTAGGTTTATAGAGGATACTTTGAAGAAGCCTGACACTTCTGACGTTTATCAATTCAATTAATTAATTATGTCTTGCTAAAGCACATTGTTTTCCATTGCCTTGACCTTATTAACTAATTGATCTAAAATCTTGGTCTTACTTTTCCTTCAAGATATGACATTTAAACCAGGAGCCTTCTGTTTGGTTCTTAGATCTTAATAGTTAGTATGTTGTTGTTAGGCAAGGGGGTCTTTGTGT